AATTGATGGAAAGTTTTATAATGGAAAGTATATGTTTACTGTTGACTATACTGGTAATGATATAGCTGATGACCCAGCTCAACACAAACAATCTCATGTACTTTATATTACAGAAGATTGTAAGTGGCAGGGGAACTTTGTAGCATTACCTAATAATAGAGTAAGGGCTACTAGCCCAGCACTTTGGGTTACTGGAGAAGGTGCACCAGATTTCAAGCCTTCTCAATATACACACTCAGCGGAAGAACATGAAAGTTACACTGATCCTATAGTAACATTTAATAATTTGTATGACGAGTAGATTATGGCAGAATATCAAGGTAAAAAAGTAACACTCAATAAACCAAGAGGTTTGCGCAAAGGTGAACCTGGATATGGGAAAAAACGTAAAGTAGTTTTTGTTGGGCAATGTAGTAGTGGTGGTAATAAAGTTAAACGTATTACTTTTGGCGACGCTAATCTAGGTATGCACAAAAACAGTAAAGCACGTAAAAAATCTTATTGCGCACGTAGTGGTGGAATTAAAAGTGATAGATGTAGTGCTAATTATTGGGCAAGAAGGGATTGGGACTGTTAGATGGACGGACTATATGTAGTTGAAAAAACTTTACGAGAACTGCGTCAAAGACAAGACGATCTTACAGAAGTTTTAAAAACAGGTGGAGTCCAGAACTGGGAGGGGTATCAAAGAATTCTTGGGGAGCTATCAGGTCTTAGCTCAGCTGAGAGAATTATAATAGACCTGCAAAATATAAAGGAGCAAAACGATGGCATCTGAAACAACAGAGTCAACACGCACTCCCATACCTGATCATATTGAAAAGGTACGAGAGTTAAAAAAGGAAGAAGAACCCATTCAGGAATTTACACCTGAGTCGATACAAGAAGATGAATCAGTAGCAGAAAAGCTACCTGTTCCCACAGGATACAGGATGCTGATCTTACCTTTTACACAAAAAGCAGTAACTAAAGGTGGAATACATCTTGCTGAATCTTATGTAGAAAAAGAAAGATTAGGTACTAATGTCGGTTTCGTAGTATCATTGGGACCAGATGCTTACAAAGATAAGAACAAGTTTCCGAATGGCGCTTGGTGCCAAGAAAGAGACTGGGTTATTTTTGGAAGGTACGCAGGAGCCAGAATCAAAATTGATGGTGGGGACTTGCGTTTATTAAACGATGATGAAATACTCGCTGTGGTTAATAACCCAGAGGATGTAGAGTAATCACGCAACAGGAGAAGAACCATGGCAGAATCCATGCAACAAGCTGAAGAAACTGTTGAACAAGCAGTAGAAGTCGAACTAGAAGAAGCAACAACTGAAGAAGCCCCTGTGCTTGAAGAAGTTGAAGCACAACCTATAGTAGAGACACAACAAGAACCTGAGAAGGGTGTATCTGACGAAGAAGAAATAGCTGAATATAGCGAATCCGTAAAGAAAAGAATTAACAAACTAACCTATAAAATAAGGGAAGCAGAAAGAAGAGAACAAGCAGCAATAGAATATGCCAAAGGTGTTCAAGAAAAACTCAACACAACTCAAGCAAACCTTTCACAAAAAGATCAAAATCTTTATGATGAATACTCAGCTAGGGTAGATACTCAACTACAATCAGCAGAAGAACGTTACAAACAAGCACACGATATAGGCGACACAGAAGCTATGTTATCTGCTCAAAAAGATGTAGCAAAACTTGCTGTAGAACAAGAGAGTCTAACGAGAGTAAAACCAGAACCACAAGTTCAAGAAACACCTGTAGAAGTTCCACAAGCACAGCAACAACAACCAGTAGAACAAGTTGCAGAACCAGATCCTAAAGCTCAAGATTGGGCGAGTAAAAATGATTGGTTTGGTGAAGACTTAGCAATGACTACGAGTGCTTTTGCTTTTCATAGGCAATTAGTTGAAAAAGAAGGTTTTGATCCAGCTTCTGATGAATATTATTCAGAGGTTGATCGAAGAATGGCGAAAGCTTTTCCACATAAATACAATAATGGTGGAGAAGTTTCTCAATTAAATAATAACATGCAAGAACCTGTAGCAAACTCAAGTAGAGGTACGAGAGGAAAAGCAGGGAAAGCACGCACTGTCAAGTTGTCCCCAAGTCAAGTAGCTATTGCTAAAAGATTAGGTGTACCTCTTGAAGAATACGCTAAACACGTAAAATAGGAGATAAAAATGGCTGATAAACAAGAAGAAATCACCACAACGGATCGAACTCCTCGATCTGCAGATACACGAGATAGTGAAGCTCGTCTTAAACCATGGCAACCACCGTCTTTATTAGACGCACCAACGCCACCTGATGGTTATATCTATAGATGGCTTAGAGAATCTATGGTAGGAGTAGAAGATAAAGCGAATATGTCAAAACGTATTCGTGAAGGATGGGAACCAGTGAGAGCTGAGGAACACCCTGAATTTGAAGCACCAACTGTAGAGGATGGAAGACATATAGGTGTAATCGGAGTAGGTGGGTTAATACTCGCAAAGATGCCTATCGAAACCGTCAATCAACGACGTGCATACTACAAACAAATGGCTGCAGACCAAATGCAGGCAGTCGATTCGAATCTTATGCGTGAGAGTGATAGCAGAATGCCTATTAGTCAACCTAATAGAAATTCTCAAATCACATTTGGTAAAGGAAATGATTCGTAAGAATTATGAATTTTAATTTTAATATAATAAAAAGGTGAAAATAAATGGCAAATGTAAATAGCCCAAATGGTTTCACACCTGCTTATCATATGTCTGGTGGTACTATAAGACCTTCTGAGTTTGCAATCGCAAGTGCGACTAACGCATCTATCTTTAGTGGTGATGTTGTTAATCTATCTAGCGGTTTAGTAATTCAGGGGACTGCAACTGGTACTCCTCTAGGCGTATTCGCAGGGGTTGAATACCAAGCAACCGATGGTTCTGTTGTCTTTTCGAAAGTATGGACAGCGGATACTGCAACACTAGGTTCTGCAAATGCGAAAGCGTATGTATATTCCGATCCTGATATTGTTTATGAAGCTCAGTCAACTGGGACTCCTACACAAGCATCTATTGGAACAACTAATACGATTTCAACAACTGCAGGTGATTCTAACACAGGTCGATCAAAAGAAGGTGTAACAACTACAACTTCTAGTGGTATTGCGACAGTAGTAGGGTTTGTAGACAGACCTGATAACTCTATTGGTCAATACGCTAGATTGTATGTGATATTCCCTGCTTCTGTATTCGGCAATAACTAAAAGGTGAATAATAATGGCAATTAATAGAGCGCAATTAGTAAAAGAACTCGAGCCAGGACTGAATGCACTTTTTGGTCTCGAGTATAACCGTTACGAGAATGAGCACGCTGAGATTTTTGACACTGAATCTTCGGACAGAGCGTTTGAGGAAGAAGTGATGTTATCAGGCTTTGCACAAGCTCCTGTAAAAGGGGAAGGCGCAGCAGTCACATATGATGCAGCTCAAGAAACTTTCACATCTCGTTACACTCATGAAACAGTAGCCTTAGCATTTGCGTTGACAGAAGAAGCTATCGAAGATAACCTCTACGATACACTATCTTCTAGATACACAAGAGCTTTAGCTAGATCAATGGCAAACACGAAGCAAGTAAAAGCTGCAAACGTGCTTAACAATGGTTTCTCAACTTCCTTCCCAGGAGGAGACGGAAAACCTCTCATGACAACTGACCACCCAACTTTAACAGCTGGCGATCAGTCTAATGAACCAAGCACTGCTGCTGACTTAAACGAAACTTCGTTAGAGAATGCATTAATTGATATCTCCGCATTTAAAGATGAAAGAGGTATCAAAGTAAATGTACAAGCTAGAAAGCTAATCGTTCCACCACAACTACAATTTGTGGCTGACAGAATATTAAATTCTCCAGGAAGAGTAGCTACATCGGATAATGACATCAACGCTATGAAGAACATGGGAATGTTCCCAGAGGGTTATGTTGTTAACCACTATCTAACTGATACAGATGCTTTCTTTATCAAGACTGATGCCCCTAATGGTCTAAAGCACTTCGAAAGAGCTGCAATGACAACTGGAATGGAAGGTGACTTCGAAACTGGTAACGTTAGGTATAAAGCTAGAGAAAGATATTCTTTTGGCTTTAGTGATTGGCGTGGAATCTACGGATCTCCAGGTGCTTAATCAGTAAGCGTAGCTTAGGAAAGGGATCTTCGGATCCCTTTCTTTTTTATAAGTATTACTATAGAATAAATTCGACTAGGATAAATAATTTGTTTTATCGACTGACCTAGCAGACAAGCCGAGACGATAAGACTTATTTCCAAAGGAGGAAATTATGGCAAAATCGACATTTTCAGGTCCAGTTAAATCATTAGCTGGTTTTATTTCAGCAGGTAGTACAGCAGTAGTTAGTTTAACAGCTGATACTTCACTTACAGTAGCAGCACACGCAGGTAAAATACTAACCACCAATGATGCTGATGGTAAGTTTACACTACCTAGTATAGTAACAACATCACCTTCTGATCCAACAGATCCAAACCAACTCAATAACTTAGGAGCAAGCTTTTACTTTGTTGTAGAAACTGCTGCTACAGATATGGATATATTGACTGATGGAACGGATAAGTTTGTAGGTGGACTTTATACAGGTGTAGACGATGCTACAGGTAAGACCTTTATCTCAGCAGCATCTAATGATGTAATAACTATGAATGGCACAACTAAAGGTGGGCTTGTAGGTAGTATTGTAAAAGTAACTGCCATGGCTTCTGCAAAATATGCAGTAGAAGGCATAATACTAGGATCAGGAACTATAGTTACACCATTTGCTGACGCTTAATAGGAGTAAATTATGGCAGACGCAGTAACTTCAACAACGATTGTAGATGATGATAGAAAAGCTGTTATACAGTTAACTAACACATCGGATGGAACTGGTGAGTCAGCTGTTACTAAAGTAGATGTAAGTGCACTTGCTGTAAGAAGCACGGATGGTGCTGCTTGCACAGGGTGTAAAGTCGCAAGAGTTAATTATTCAACTTTTGGTATGAGCGTAAAGTTATTATGGAACGCTAGTACAAACACTATATGCTGGGATTTAAATTCAGATTATAGCGACGATGTTGATTTTTCATACATGGGAGGCTTACAGAATACTGCTGCTTCTGGTGGAAAAACAGGCGACATAAAACTCACCACTACTGGGCACGCTAGTGCAGATTCTTATGTTATCGTACTAACAGTAATAAAAGAATATTAAAATGGCGACCTCAGGGACTAAGACCTTTCAGTTAACCATAGCGGACACTATTGAAGAAGCTTATGAATTAGCTGGTTTAGAACTTAGGACAGGATATGATGCAGAGACTGCTAGGCGGTCTCTGAACATCATGTTTGCAGATTGGGCTAATAGAGGTGTAAACCTCTGGACTATAGAACAAGTGACCACAAATTTAACAGCAGGAACAAATAGCTATACTTTAAATTCTTATGATATAGACATAGTTTCTGCCGTTATACGACAAATAGATGGATCTACTACAACAGATTTACAATTAACTAGAATAGGTAGGTCAGAGTATCTAAATATACCAGATAAAGCTTCTACTGGAAGACCTACACAATATTTTTTAGACAGGCAAACAACACCTGTCGTAAAAGTCTGGCCAACGCCAGACTCTGCTGCTACATACAGATTAGTAGCTAATACCATACAAAGAATAGATGATGTAACAGCATCAGCACAAGACCCAGAAGTGCCTTCAAGGTTTATGCCTTGTATGGCTAGTGGACTAGCTTACTACATAGCTTTAAAAAAGAACCCAGAAAGAGTTGGGTTATTGAAACAACAATATGAGCAAGATTTTCAATTAGCTGCAGATGAAGACCGTGGAAGAGCTTCTCTGCATTTAGTTCCCCACAGGAGTTATCTATAATGGCTTATGCTGTTGGTAAATACTCTAGAGCTCAATGTGATAGGTGTGGGTTTGTGTATAAGTATACACAACTAAAAACTGAGTGGAATAATTTAAAAGTTTGTTTCGATTGTTATGAACCTAAACACCCACAACTACAGCCTGTGATAACCCCAACTGACCCTGAGGCTTTGTTACAGCCAAGAGGAACAGAACCTGTTCCAACCACAGGGTACGGTATAGTGAAAACAGGAAACACCAAAAACAGTTTAGGAGTTACTGCTCCTTCTATGTTTATCTCCCATAATGATACGATTGGCTCTAGCTTTTTTATAGCTAAGTCTGTGGGCGAACTTGGAGAAGTAACTGTTACAACAGGATAAAAAATGAGTTGGAC